GTTCCTTGCAGTGGCTGAGGCTGTTGGCCCGGTCAGGTTTCACCATTTCGCTGAGGCTGGTGAAGTGTCGTCGTGGGGTTATATCTTTGATGAGGGTGAACCTGTTGGTGCCCCTGTGAAGCGCCCTGAGGTGTTGTGTTTCGCCACAGAGTTATCTCAGGCGGGGAACACTTATGACGCTGTGCGGTACATCTGTTCAACGTCTGAACCTTTGCGTGCTGAGTATCCCGGTATTGATGTTGGTTTGACTCGCATCATTCTTCCGCAGGGCGGTTCTATCACACCTGAGTCTGCAGCTGATTCGTCTAAGGACGGTGGCAAGTCAACGTTTGTGGTTTGTGATGAGACGCATCTGTGGGTGCTGCCTAGGTTGAAGCGGTTGCATCAGGTCGTTGCACGTAACCTGTTGAAGCGGAAGGTTGCTTCTGGTTGGTTGTTTGAGACTTCAACGATGTACGCGCCCGGTGAAACTTCTGTGGCTGAGATGACGCACGAGTATGCTAAGGGTGTTGTTGAGAAGCGTGTTGCTGATGCTGGTTTGATGTTTGACCATAAGCAGGCTGAGCCGAAGTTTGATGCTACGAAGCCACGCGACCGGATCAACGGTTTGCGTCAAGTTTATGGGCCGGCAAGTGACTGGATGGATCTGCAGGCAATCGCTGACAGTTACGATGACCCGCAGGTTACGTCAGCTGAATGGGAACGCTACTGGTTCAACCGGCCTGTGTCCCTGCAGGGACAATGGTTGCCGCAAGTTGCTTGGGATGAATGTCACGTGTCAAGGATTATTCCTGACGGTGCTGATGTTGTTCTAGCCCTTGACGGTTCGTTCAGTGGTGACTCGACTGCGCTGATCGCTGTTGAACTTTCTGACTTCCCACATATTGTGGTTGCTGGTCATTGGGAGCAGCCCCCCGGTTCTGTTGGTTGGCGTGCCCCGATCCTTGACGTTGAAGATATGATCCGGCAGTGCTGCATCCGTTGGCGTGTCGCTGAGATAACTGCTGACCCTCACTTGTGGGCTAGGTCTCTCGAGGTTCTCGCGGATGAAGGTTTACCTGTCACGGAGTTTCCGCAGTCGCCTAGTCGGATGACGCCAGCAACGAAACGTTTCACAGATATGGTTCTGACCCGCCAGTTAACTCACGACGGTAACCCTGCACTGACTAGGCATATAAGCAACGCTGTGCTGTCACAAGACTCACGCGGTACTCGTATCCGTAAGGAAACGAAGTCAAGTGTTCGACGTATTGACCTTGCGGTTGCTGCAGTGATGGGCGTAGAGCGTGCTGTCACTCGAGTGGCTGTTCCTGATAATCCTGTGCCTATGGCTTTCTTCTAGGAGTGAACGTGGCTGGTATTTTGCAACTGCTCGGATTCGGTTCGTTCAATGCTGGTGTGTTCTTGTTCAATGTTCCTGCCGGGTTTGTTTCTCTTGGTTTGTCCTTTGTCCTGATTGGTGTTGCTTTGGAGCGCGCAAATGCTGAATAACCTTTTCGAGAAGCGCGCTATTACTTTTCAGAAACTGTTTGAGATGGGTGAACCGATCCCGTCTGGTACTCGTTCTGGTGTCACCATTTCTGAGCAGAACAGTCTGACCATTGCCCCTGTGTATGCGGCTATCCGTTTGATCAGTGACGTGATTTCTACCCTGCCAGTGGATACGTTCTACCGTTTCGATGGTGAGCGCAGACCGTACCGACCGAAGCCGCGCTGGGTGGATAACCCTGAACCTGACAAGTCCTATCAGCGTGTTGACCATTACCAGACCCTTCTGGTGTCACTGCTTGTTGACGGTAACTCTTTCACGCGCAAGATTTACAACGCGCAGGGTGACATCGTTGCGTTGACTGTGTTGGACCCGCAGCGTGTCATCGTTCGGCGTAACAGCATGGGCCGCATTGAGTTCAGTGTGGACAACGGCAAGTTTATTCTCACTGAAGATGAAGTCATTCATATCACGGAGATGCGTAAGCCCGGTGCGCTGCGTGGCGTGTCACGGATCAACGAACTACGGGAAACACTTGGTCTGACGAAGGCGCTCGAGTTATTTAGCGCGCAGTTCTTCGGCGGCGGTTCCAGCACACAGGGCGTCATCGAGGTTCCTTACGAACTGACGAAGGAACAAGCCGGCGCGCTGCAAGACGGTTGGGAACAAGGACACAAAGGCTGGCGGAAAGCACACCGGCCCGGCATCCTCTCAGGTGGCGCAAAGTTCATGAAAACTTCCGTGGACCCTGAAGAAGCACAGATGCTTGAGTCACGGCGTTTCAGTCTCGAGGAGATTTGCCGGATCTTCCGCATCCCCCCGTTCTTGCTGCAGTCCACTGAACCGGGTTCAATGTCTTACGCGTCAGCTGAGGAAAACAACCGGGCGTTCATTTCTTACACGCTGCTGCCGTACATTGCGAAAATTGAAACCGCTTATTCAACGATGCTTCCGGGTGAAGCGTTCTTAAAGATCAACGTTGATGGTTTGCTGCGCGCTAACTTGACTGAACGATATGCCGCCTATTCGACTGGTATTCAGTCTGGTTTCTTGTCGATCAATGACGTGCACCGGCTTGAGGATATGCGCGCGGTTGATGGTGGAGAAGTTTACCGTGTGCCGTTGGCTAACGTGTCTCTGGATGCCGCGAATATCGCTGAGATGGATAAGCGTATTCTTATGGCGCAGCGTCTGATAGTTGTTGGTTTTGCACCTGAGGCTGTGCTCACTGCAATGAACCTTCCGGCCATTCCTCACACTGGTTTGCCTTCTGTGCAGTTGCAGCAGGCCGCACAGTTTGAGCCGGAGAATCCTGAAGAAGCTTACCCGTTGCGCTCCCTAGATTTTGAGAACATGGGTGACGGGATCATCGACGCTATTCGTAACATGGCCGCACCAGTGGTCAACGTTGAGCCACCAGTTGTGAACGTGACCCTGCCAGAAGTTAAGCCTGTAACGCGTAGCGTGCAGCGTGACGATGACGGCAACATCATCAAAATTGTGGAGGAATAATGGCGGGTCTTTCGAGCAGTGGCCGCAACGCTTACCTGAGCGGCTTTACCAATGTGGCAGTGTTCGCATCACTGCATACTGCTGACCCGGGTACCGCTGGAACAGCTGAAGTTTCTGGCAGCCCGTACACGCGCGAAGCAATAACGTGGGGCGCTGCGTCTGCTGGGACTGTGGCCACGAGCGCGCAGATTGTGTTTGATGTGCCTGCGTCAACGATCACGTTCCTTGGCTTCTGGTCTGCGTCTACGTCGGGAACGTTTTACGGTTCGCGTGCTTTGGATACTTCGCAGACGTACACGACCACAGGAACTTACACGATTGCTTCAGGGAACTTGTCTGAGTCTGTGACCTGATCATGCCGGGTTTGTTTACTCTAAATGATGCAACGCTTGGCAAGTTGAATGAGTCACCTTTGGGTGGTGCTGGTACTGGGTTTGTGATCGGTGCAGCTTCTTCGTCGGGTTTGATTGCTGGTGTTCAGGGTTTCTCTGGCACTGTTGTTGGTTCTGTCACTGCAGCTGGATCTGTGTCTGGTTCTGTCGGTTTCTCTGGTGAAGCGTCTGGCAGTGCCACATCTTCGGGTGTGGTTGCTGGTGTTGTCGGTTACACGGGTGAGGTTTCTGGTAGCACTTCGGTATCAGGTTTGGTCACTGGTGCTGCAGGTTTCACGGGAACTGTCGAAGGGTCTACACTAACTTCCGGCACTGTCACGGGTAACGAAGGCAACACTGGCACCGTGACGGGCAATGCGGTGACCGTGGGCGCTGCCACAGGCTCACCGGGTCTGTCAGGTACTGTCACTGGTTCTAGTGTCTCTACGGGCGTTGTGATCGGTACAGGCCCGACGCCACCACCAGCACCACCACGTGTGGACGGTGGAGGAAAATGGTTCGTCCCTGAGTCAATGCGCAAACCGATGCTCACTGGTTCAGTGCGTGGTGTGTCATCTTCCACTGGTCGAGTCGTTGGGTCTATCAGTTACGGCGGCGGCACCCGTGGTGTCACCCGTTCGAGGGGCACCGTGTCTGGTGTCTTGTATTTGCATCCGACCATTGCCGATATTCGGCGCATCAGAGAAAACGAACTGCTGCTTCTGGAACTAATCTAGTTGGTGCAGTGCTACACGATAAGGACGACTGATGATCAGCAGCGGTCAATCAACTGTGGGGACTGCCACACCTGTGAAGTTGGACGGGTCGAGCGTGAACGCCACCTATCTGACAGTTCACAACAATGACAACACAAAGGTGATGTACCTTGGTGATTCGAACGTGAGCACGACGACGGGACTGAAACTGTTGAAGGAAGAAACCCTGCAATTCACTTTGAATCCCGGTGAAGGATTGTTTGCCATTAGTGCGTCAGGTAATCATGTTATTTCTTGGTTGAGGCAAACAGTCTGATGCCGTACTTCATAACTGATGAGTCAGCAGATTGCAGTGGTTGGGCGACCGTGAAGGATGACGGTGAAGTGATTGGCTGCCACACCACGAAGCAGGCTGCAGTTGATCAGATGGTTGCTGTGAGTATTGCTGAGGGTTTGGAGCCGGGTGGGGAACGTGCCCTGCCAGATAACTACCGGCCAGCACTTGCAGAGAACGTTCCTGACGGTAGGGCGTGCGGTAATTGCATGTTCTATGACGAGGACAATGTTCAAGGTGATCGTGCTTGGTGTGAGCGTTGGGATGAGTTCGTTCGCGGGGATTACTACTGCAACGCGTGGCAGCCTGACGAGGACGATGATGATGAACGCGTGGAAGCGAAGCCTGCCCCCGCGTCTGAACAGATCGAAGGATCAGACGAGAACGAACCGGGCAGCGCAGCCGGCACCGGCGGCAGCATCACAGTGTCAGACGCTACCCGAACCGCGCTACGCAACAAGGTCACTGAGCACAACGATAAAATGTCTGAGGATGACCGGCCTGATTGGACGCGTGCAACGCTAGGGCAACTGCTGGCCGTGTACCGTCGTGGCGCTGGTGCGTACTCTGCATCACACCGCCCGGGTGTTCCTCGAGCTGCGTGGGCTATGGCAAGGGTCAACGCGTACCTGTACTTGTTGCGCACTGGTAGTCCACAGAACGCTGCATACGTCACTGACAATGATTTGCTGCCTACCGATCATCCTAAGTCCACGAAGCGAAGCCTTCCGGTTGATTTGGAGATCCGCGCTACCCCGCCGGGATACATGCAGGCGGCTGCTGAGCGTGGCCTTGAGTTACGCGCTGAAGGTTTCGCTGGTGACGGCGTAACCGATAAGACGGTGCGTGAAGCACGCGCAATGGCTGACGGCGTGATCTCAGATGACAAGATCATTCGCGCTTTCGCTTGGTCGCAGCGTCACGCTGTTGACCTTGAAGCACCACAGAACCGTGACCCGAACAACGATGACTTCCCCGGTGCAGGCGCTGTCGCGCACTATCTTTGGGGCATTAACCCGACTGACCCGCGTCCAGCTATCCGTTGGCTTGAGCGTGAATCTAATCGTCTGCAAGGAAGGACCACCATGAGTGATGTTGAGATCCGCACGTTCAACACGGAACTGACTGAGGTACGTGCTGAAGGTGCTGGCAATGGAATGACCTTCGGCGGTTTCGCGTGGCGCTACGGCGAACCTTCTCTGCCGCTGCCGTTCACTGAGCGTATCGCTCCCGGTGCGTTCACTCGCACACTGAAATCAAAGAACGATATCCGCGCATATTACAATCACAATGATGAACTGCTCCTTGGTTCTAGTCGCGCTAAGACTCTACGCATTGACGACCGCGCTGATGGTGGTTACGTTGAGATCGACCTCCCAGAAACTGAGCTCGGGAGATCAACCGCTTATCACATCAGAGTTGGTAATATCACCGGCATGAGTTTTGGATTTTCTACTGTCCGTGATGCGTGGTCAGGTGACGGTGCAGAACGCACATTGAATGAGGTCAGGTTGCATGAGGTGTCTGTTGTTAGTGGTGTACCCGCGTACCCGACCACTACTGCAAGTGTGCGCAATATCCGTGTTATTGCTAAGCGCAGTGACATTGATGCTGACATCCTTAGTGACGCGATCAGCGCGCTAGAAGCCGGAGACCTGAACGACGATCAGGCTAACCTGCTCCGCACTGTTGTAGACCGCGCCACTGGTGTT